AGTTCAAAATTTTTACTGCCTGATGTTGCCATTAATCCTCATCTAATCCATCACTATACAAATTATTGAAAGTTATATTTGGATTCATATAACTCTCATGTCCTTCTGCGGAGTGTACCCATTGGCTAGGTGAAAAGTCAGGAGCACCCTCACCAACACGCCATAGAGCTGGGTTTGTTGCCCTAACTCTATTGTTAGGCAGAGCTACAAAGTTGCCTGTGTACTCTCCAGCATCCGTTAAATATAACACATGTGATTGTTTATGTTGAGCGGGATCGTCAGCTATACTGTTTTCTGTGTAATCTACTGTAAACATGTACTTACCAGTATAGAACTCACCACCTATTTTGCATATCCAAGGCGAGGAACTTACCCTGTCTAAAACCACTACGGAGTGATTATGACTAAGACAGTCCCAAGGTTGAGCTAAATGATCTTCCATAGGTGAAGGCCAATCATCTAAAGGAACGTCTGCTACTAGCGCTTGTAATGGCATCCTTGCCCACATAGCACCTCCATGTACGTTCTCATCAGGATAATCTTCAAAGTCTGTCTCACACCCGGTAAATACCACTTGAAAAGAAACAGATCTATCTGGAATTGTGTTTACGGCAAAAGCCAAAGCATGAAGATACTCTCCATGATAATCTTGATGATTAGCCGTAAACTCCTTACGAACCCAGCACTTAAACTGAGGAATGTTGGAAATTAAATACGCCACTTAATTTAACTCCTATGTAATTAATTATTTTCCGTACAAGCCTCCGCCTTTCGCTTTGTACTTTGTACCCTTCATACCGCCACCTCTAGCCATACCTTTAGTGCCTTTCATACCGCCACCTCTAGCCATGCCTTTGGTTCCTTTTAGCATAGCTTTTGAACCAGCAGCTCTAGTTCCTTGTCCCATCAAAGCAGACATGACAGATTTTGGCATGTTACCGAATCCAGTAGCAGATCTTTCAGCTCTAGCAGCAGCTCCACCTTGAGCCATAAGTTTAGTAGATTTCATACCGCCCCCACGAGCTCTGTATTTAGTCTTTTTCATACCGCCACCTCTGGCTTTGTATTTAGTTCCCTTCATAGTTATCTCCTTCCGTATAAACCCATATTAGGTTTGTTTGTAATCCTACCACCCCTTGAGGCAAAAGTCTTTACATTCGTTGGTTTACCGCCTACACCTTGAGGTTTCGATCTTTTACGTCTTACTGCGGACTGCCTTTCGCCTTTTGTCATTTTTTTTGCTTGTGATCTAGGAACGCATTTAGGATATTTTCTTTTTCCTTTTTTTGCGCTCTTACGTCCACAAGCTTGAAACTTGCCGTCTTTTTTGGGTGCACCTATGTCAACCCAATCGCCTTTAGGACCCTTACCAAACCACTCTTTTAAAGACATTACTTATATTTTTTACTTTTAACCTTGCGACCTTTGTTTTTTCCGCCTGTTCTAGCTATTAATCCACGAGCTTTTGCTTGTGCTTTTTCACTAAATCCTAACTTTTTACCTGACTTAATTTTTTTCTTTATAGTGCTAACTTTTGCGACCATGAGTTTTCCTTATTTGTTCTTTTCCTTTTTTGAACACGTTGGCTATGCCTGTTTTACCCATGACTTTTGCTCGTTGTTCTCCAACTGTTAATATTTGTATTTTTCTAGCAAAAGGTTTTTTTATCCTTTTTACCTTGTTTACTGTCGCTGTGGCATCTGCCATAGTCGCAAACTTGATACTAACTGTGTCTTTTGGATTTTCGTCAGTATAAAGTCTTCTTCCTGAACCTTTTGGTTTTTTTCCTGTCCCTACCTTCGGATCACGTTTTTTTTTCATTAAGTTCTTGGCACTCTAGTTTTTTTTCGTTTGCTTTGCATCATGGCTCCACAACCTCTGCCTTGAACCATCATTACAGGCCCACCAGCTTGCATAAATCCCATCTTATTTCTTACTTTTTTAGGCAGTTTAGGTAAGCCTTTATTTGCAGCTGGAATCGGTTTCAAACCTTTCATTTCGCCACCTTCTGCTTTTTTAGCGCCTTTGTACTTGCCGCCCATGCGCTTATACTCTTGCACAAGGTAGCCACTAGCGTATGCGCTTGGTGTAACGTCAAACTTCGCCTTCATCTTCGCTTTTGCTTTTCGATAAATCGCAGGATTAGCTACGTTGTCAGGGATGTTGTCTTTTTTTGCACTGCCACCTTTTTTCATTTTAATAGACTCTAAAGTTTTCGCTTGACCTGCATGTGTCTTACTAGCTTTTTTTAACTGCCTAACAACTTTGTTTATTTTCTTTTTTGCCATAATAATTTACCAATTTTTACAAGACCAATAACCCGCAGTAAATACATCTTTTTTCTTTTCTACTG